ACAACGCGGGAATGAGCTTGATGTTGTTCCGATGCCGGAAGACAATATTGGATCTTCCAGCACATATCTCAGGGCCAGCCACTCCCCGATCAAGCTTTCCGGCAAGGTCAATCAAGAAGAGCTTGGCAAAGCGTTTGACCGCGCCTTCAAGGCCAAGTTTGGCGTTCAGCACGACATCACCAACCCGACAAACTATCAGCAGATTGTTGATTCGATTGTCGATGAAGTGAAGCTTCAGATGAAGCAGGCTCAGTCCGGTGTCGGCTGGTATGACTCCGACATCCAGTTGGTGTTCGATGAGCTTTCCAAGTCTTTCCCGATTTTGAAAGATCCATACGAGGGCGCTCCATACCGCCGACTGTTTACACTCATTGCCGGTGTGATGTCGAACGCGGTGTTGGCCACCTCGGCACGCAGCGCAGGGCAGGTAGCCTTGGCGCGGCAGAACTTGCAGCCCTTTTCGGTGGGGCGCAGGAAGGTGTCTTCCCACTCGGTCGTCGTCATACCGCCTTGATCAGGGGACAGGATGGCGCTGGCGTTCAGGCACGTCGCAACCGCGCTGCGCGCAGTGCTGCGGCCCCAGGCCTCGAGCTCCTCGACGCTGCAGTCCCACTCGCTGGGCGCGCGCTTGATGCGTGGCTGGCTGATGGCCATGCGCACGGTCTCGAAGTCGGCGACCAGGCCGTGGTAGGCCTGCAGCGCGCCGAGGCCGTACAGGCTCATCTGCGGGTTGCGCTCGGCGTCGACCTCGACACCCATGCCGTACTTGAAGTCGACGACGATCACCTCGGTGCCGCGGCACACGATCACGTCGGCGGTGCCCCAGGCCTCCTGCTCGGCCACGCCCAGGTAGCTCGAGTAGTTGACGCGGATGTCGGCGAACAGCGTGCCGTCGTCGCCCTTCAAGTCGTTGGCGTAGTCGACGCAGACCTGGACGTGACCGGCCATGTCCTGGTCGACCTCGAACACAAAGCCGTCGGCTTCGATGACGCGGCCGATGTAGGCGGTGGCGGGGCGCTCTTCCTGCAGCGCCCAGGTCAGGACCTGGTGCGCAGCGGTGCCCTCAGCAGCGTACTTGCTGGTGTTGTCAGGCTTGCCCTGCTCGAGCACTTTCTTGCCCGGGCAAAGCATGATCGACTCGAAGCCCGAGGCCGACCACTTGCTGTGTGCGGCTTCAGACATTGCCGGCTCCAATCAAGCGCTGCAGGCTTTCACGGTGGGAGTCGTCAACACCCGACAGAATTTGCTGGGCAAAACTGCGGCGCAGGTTGTTGCGGTACGCGTCGGAGACGGCCTGCTCGATCGCTTTGTTGCGTTCGATGTTCGCCTCGTGACCCGTCGTGTCGACCTTGGCAATCACCCAACGGTACGTGGTGCTGCTGTTGGGTTCGATCTTGACGTCTTCATCGATGCGGCGGATGAACGCCAAGTTGATTTTGCCTTGGGCTTCAACCACCACGGTGTCACCAACCTCCAAGGGCAGGTCGGTCACGTAGGTGTAGGTCTTGGCGTTGGGACTCTTTGGTCGGTTACTCGTGTACGCCTTCGTTGGCTGCTGATCTTCGTCATCGAAGTCCTCGGCCACTTGGTCGAAGGAGACATGGACGGTGTGCGCGTCTTCGCGCAACAGGGCGGCAATGTTCTTGTCCATGATTAGGCGCTTTCAAGTTCTGCCAGCTTGGCGGTGACGGCGGCCAGGGCTTCGGCCCACTTGGACTGGTCGAGCTCCTTGAACGTCTTCACGCCCATGCTGGCGGCGACAGCTGCAGCGGCTTCGCGGCTCTTACCAGCCAAGGCGAAGACGGCCTTCTGCAGAGTGGGATAGTCGACTGATTTCGAGGCCTCGGCGGAGGAGGCAGTCTGTGCAGCGGTCGCTTCCTGTGCGGAAGGTCCCGCAGCAGCGTTTCCCTCAGCGGCACCACTTGCAGCGGCAGAGCTCGTGGTGGCCGATGTGTCCGAAGCGGGGGTCTTCGTCTCGGACGCAGCGGCCTTGGCCGCAGTAGCGGGGGAAGTTGCAGTGGCCGCAGCCTTCTGTGCTTTTGGGGCAGGTTTGGTCTCCTGCACAGCTTCGGGCTCTGGGCCGTTGGCCAGGGAGGACGAAGGGATGTCGAGCAGCGCCTGGCGGGCGGCCTCGATCGACTTGAAGTTGAGGGTAATTGCAATCACGGTGCTTTCCTTTTTAGCGGTTGAGAAAATTAGATTGTAGCGTCTGCTACAGCTTTTAGTAAAACTTTTTTGCGGGCGGGCGCACCGGCCAGGGTGCGGTGCACCTGGCTCTCGCCGTGCCGCTCGACCAGCTTGGTGATGGTCAGCTTGGCGGCGGCCTTGGCGTCACCGTTGCAGCTGATCAGCAGCATGGCGGGGACGTGGGCAACGCGGTAACCGCTGTCCCAGTGGCTCACGGTGTAGCCGTGGCCACCTTCGAGGTTGTCGTGCACGGCAAACCAGTGCTGGATCGTGCCTACGTAGTGGGCGAAGCGCTTGGCCTCGATCGGTGTCTGGTCGCCATCGTGGCGGTGGGGAATCCATTTCATAGCGGTGCGTCCTCGTGGTTGTTGGGGTTGAACTTGGGGCCTTTGCCGGGCTTGTCCTGGGGGTTGGGGAAGGGCGGGAAGGGCCAGGTGTTCACGCCCTCGTTATCACGGCGAAGAGTCCGCCTAGTCATTCAGGCCTCCCATAAACAGGCCGCCGAGCAGAAGGCCGGTGGCAAAGTCGTTGATGTGCGGTCGGGGCGTCGGCACCGGGCATGCAGCTTTGGCGGCGGCTTGTTCAGCTGCGCGCTGACGGCCGGCATCCATTACCTGCTGCTGACGCGTGGGGCCCCAGGAGCCGTCGGCTTGCTGCTCGAACTGGCGACCGTCGATGTAGCGGTACTTGCTCATGAGGACCACCAGGCAACGAGGAGCCAGGCCAGGCCGACGCCGATGACCACAGCGGTGGCGATGTCGTAGAGGGTTTCGCGGTTCATGGTGAGGTCCTTTCAGTCGTCAAGAAAACGGCGGCGAGCGGCGCGGCTCATGCTGGCGTAGTGGGTGCGGGTGTTGCGGTCGCGCTCGGCCTGGGCGGCGATCGCCTGGTCGATGGCGATGGCCAGGGGGCCGACGGCGGCTTCCTTTTGGAAGGAGGCGCCGCCCCAACGCACGAACACGTCGGTGCCCTGGGTTTCGATCGTGCCGGGCAGGGCCTGGTAGGTGAAGGAGAGGGTGGTCATTGGTAGATCTTTCCGTCGTCGCCGACATACAAATCAACAGAGGAATAAGCCTTGCAGGCTTCGGTGAGCTGGTCGCCGACGGCGCCGAGACCGCGGTCCCAGAACCCGGCGCCGTGGCCGTTGCGGGTCAGCCAGAAGTCGTGGCCGATCTGCGTGTCCTGCAGGCCCGAGGCCTTGAGCAGCGCCTGGTTTTTGAGCACGAAGTCGGTCAGCTCGGAGCGCATCTTTTTGCGGGTCTCGGGTGCGATGGCTTCAACGCCGAGCACGTCGAGGGGTTGGTCGTTGTCGTCGGTGCTGGACCACAGCGCGCAGTCCAGGTAGCCGAGCTCGACGTCGGAGATGTCGGTGGTGTTCATGCTGCAGTTCCCAGGGCGTTGATTTCTTTGATGGCAGCGCGAGCTGCGGCGGCGGTCTTGTAGCTGTGGAAGGCACCGACGGTGGCGATGTCACCTTTGACTGTCTGGCGGCGCACGGTGTAGGCCTTGACACCGGAGGGGTCCACTTCGCTGGTCACGAACAGAACACCGGCGGTGGTCTCGTAAGCGACATCGGGCAGCTTGGTCTTGAAGAAACGCATGCTGTCGGCGTCAAACCAGTGGCCGTCAGGCTGGTTGCGTTTGTAGAAGTCGCGGACTTCGGTGAATCGGATCGTTTTCATGTGGCGCTTTCGTTTTGGTTGGCGATGATGAATTGTAGCAGATGCTAAAACCCCAACCCAAAATAAAACCCTACCGCGCCGTAGGGTTTTAGGCGTGCCGCCCTCTGAAAATCAGCGCAGCAGCAGCAACACCAGCGCCAGCACGCCAAGCCCAAAGCTGCCCACGCCGGCCACCCACCACAGCCGCTGCAGCTGCGTGCGGATCTCCTCGAGCGGGTCCTGGTACAGGCCCCCGTGTTCAACCAGGTAAGCGATCCGCTGCTTGATCTGTTCGTCGTTCATCGAATCAGTCCTATAAGTTTTTGGATGAAGGGTTCGTCGACCCGGCCCGTGAGCTTGGTGTGTTCGTAGACCAGGCCGACTAAGTTCGCGTAAGCATCGGGATCTGGTTTTAGACCTGCGTCACGGATTGCAGCAGCCACAGCACGCACGCACGCAGAAAGGGTCTCATCGTCCACCTGGCGGCCGTTGCCGGCGTGCTCCTGGTCGAGCCAACCGATCGGCAGCCCGAGCTTGGCTTCCATGTCGCGGGCGACTTTTTCGCTGACCTCGCGTGAGGGGTTGGGCCCGGCCAGCTGCGCGATGTAGCTGCCGTTGGTGTGGCCCAACTTCTTGGCCATCGAGGTGGGCCCGCCCCACTGGGCCATCAGCGAGCGCAGGTTTTCGCGGCGGGTGACGTACACGGACTTCATGGCCGGGCAGGGTAGCAAAGGCACGCAGCTTGCTGCAATACCTTTACAGCCTGCTAAACTGCGGGACATGAAAACCATCACTTCCATGAAGGCCTGGATGGCCGCCGCCACCGTCGACGAACAAGAGCTCCTGGCCGAGCGCGTGGGCACCACCCGCGGCATGCTCTACCAGTACGCCGGCGGGCACCGCACGGCGAGCGCCGAGCGCGCCGGCGCCATCGAGCGCTCCACCGCCGAGATGCACAAGGCCAGCAAGGGGCGCCTACCCAAGATCTACCGCACCGACCTGTCCGAGGCTTGCCTGCAGTGTGAGTACGCGCAGCGCTGCCTCAAGGGCCAGGCCGTGATCAGCGAGTTCCCGATCGTGGACGCCCGACAACTGGAGCTGACCTTATGAGCTGGTGGCAAGTCTTGATCCTGTGCTGGGTGTGTTACCTGCTGGGCTTTGCCACCGCTGCACTGATGTCGGCCGCGCGGGACGACGCCGAGATCCGCGAGCACAACCGTGAGGCCCTGCGTTCGCCGGGGTTGACGGATGATTGAAGCGCTCGCCACCGGCATGCGCCTGATGCTGCCCAGTGGCAACGTCATTGTCCTGGTGCGCCGCGAGCGCACCGAGTGGATCTGCGAATACACAGAGCTCGCCCGTGCCCGCGGCGAGGTCATCTTCACCGGCCTGTTCCTGCGCAAGCATGCGCAGCGCGTCTGATTTTTTACTTTCTGCTAAAGTCGGAGCAGCCAACCAGTTAATCGTGTGCCCCTTGGTGGGGGCTGGGACCCGTACACGCGGGGAGGTTGGCGCTTCGCCCAGCCTCCACCAAGGTGCCTTTAGAAAGCGCCAAATGCCAACACCAATTCGGGGGCCTCGTTCATGAACGCGGTCACCACCATCAAACCCCATCTCTCATCGATCGTCGCCCCTGATGAAATGCGCAACCTGCCTGGCTGGCTGGTGTGGCGCTTTGAGTACCACGAGGGCGAAGAACGCCCCCGCAAGATCCCGTGCTCGTTGGCCAGGCGCACCAGGCTGCGGGCGGTGACGGTGCGGTCGTGCGTCTTGCCAAAGGATGACCAGCGGTGCAGCAGCACCTCGCGCCCTGGGTATTTGCTGCCGAGCTCCGACCAGTCGTTCCACAGATCAAACCCCTCGCCCTGGGTCTCGTGGTGCAGCGCCATGCCCACTGCGAGCCACTCGTCGTGGCCGCTGTCGGCGTCGATCACGCTCAGGCACTTGTCGATCTGCTGAGGCGTGAGGCCCAACGGCTCGCCGGCACTGACGCCGGTCTCGGGGATGTCACGGGTGAAGCGCTTGGCGCACAGCGCCCGCACCGGTGCGTCGAGCTCGGCGATCGTGTTCTCGTTGCCCAGGATCTCGACCACGTCCAGGCGGTTGCCGGTGAACGTGACAAAGCCCTTGGAGCTGAACACCTCGAACCCGTAGGGCTCGCCGCGTGCTTTGCTGTTGCCGTACTGGCCCTTGACGAAGGCGCGCACGCCGGTACCGCTCGGGCTGTACTCGGCATAGGTGCCGGTGACGATCGCCTCGAGGTCGGGGTGCACCTTGCCGTTGGTGACGCAGTGGTCGAAGTCGAGCGCGCAGATGCCGAACTTGGGGGTGGTGGCAAAGCCCACACCGTCAAAGCCCCGGCGCACGGCCGCATCGCGGGCCTGCTCGAAGGTGACCAGGTTGGCCAGGTCCTTGCTGCCGCCTTGCTCGCCGTAGCGCTTGCCCCCGCTGGCGTAGTACGGGACCTTGCGTGGCTTGCCGCCGCCAGGGTTGTCCTCGAAGCGCCAGATCACCCAGCCCTCGAGCTCGCCGATGGCGGGGGGTGGTGCTGTGTCGCAGAGGTGGGGAGTGATGCGGGCCACGTTACTCATGGCGACCCTGTGTGGTGGTAGATGTCATTTGGCGCTTTCAAACGGCACCTAGGTGCA